AGGCTTTTCAGGATCAGGCGGATCAGGTGGCGGAGGCGGAGGCGGATCAACGCTTACCACAGGAAGTAAGATTAAAAAAACTAAGAAAAAGTAGATGGCTAGGAAAAAAACAAAGCCTATTAGACGCACTACCAAAGGTAAAGGAGCTAACTACCGACCTACAAAACAAGGTGCAGGTATGACAGCTAAAGGAGTAAGAGCCTACCGCAAGAAGAATCCTGGCTCTAAATTGAAGACTGCCGTAACAGGCAAAGTCAAGAAAGGCAGTAAAGCTGCCAACAGAAGAAAGTCTTATTGTGCAAGATCACTAGGACAACTCAAGAGAAGTTCGGCAAAAACAAAAAATAATCCGAACTCTCGTATTAGACAAGCAAGAAGAAGGTGGAAATGCTAATGGAAAAAATATATAGAACAAATCAAAAAGTAATTACATACCCTATGTTTCCTATAGAAAGAAGTCTGGAAAAGAAATATAGAGGTATTTCTTATACCCCTAACAAAAGTGTTACAGGTATATCTTATAGAGCAGGTATGTATCGAGGTACAGAAAACCAAGTAACTATACGACATAGAAGTTAATATGAGTTTATACAAAAATATAAATAAAAGAAAAAAAGCAGGTACTAGTAGATCAAAAAAGAAATCTACTATATCTAAAAAAGCCTATGCTGATATGAAAGCAGGATTTCCTAACAGCAAAAAAAAGAAAACTAAAAAGAAAACAACAAAAAGGAAAAAATAATATAGGAGATAATTATGAAAAGATTACTAACAATTGCTATTATAGGTCTTACTCTTACAGGATGTGCAGCATCACAAATATCTTTGACTGCATCAGCACCTAAAGGTAAAGACTTAGATATCACTATTAAGACTAAAGAACAAAAAGCTGAATAGCATGGATAGAGCTAGGAATGAACGTGGTCATTACATTGCAGATGATCCAGGAACTAAAGATGTTAATGAAGCCTTTAAACCCATTAAGTATTATCTAATAGAAGAAAAAATACTTAATCTTATTCTACAGAATGTGGCACAATTACCACATGTCTTAATAGATCCAAAGACTAAGAAAGTTATACAAGAAGTAGAGGAGTAATATCCATGCCAATGGTTGGAGATAAAAAGTTTTCTTATACTGATCAAGGTAAAAGAAAAGCAAAACAATATGCCACTGAAACAAGTAAGTTAATGCATGTTGGCTACCGAAAAGGAGGGGGAGCTTTGAAAGTTGATTCTCCAAAAGGTAAGAAATGTTTATTTGGTATTAAGAAGTAATGGCTATACCTACGTTTAAATCGTCAGCAGTAGCCTTATCATCAACCAATAGGACAACGATATATACAACTCCAAGCCTATCAAGAGCAGTAGTAACTTCTGTAATGATAGCAAATGTTGATGCATCAAGTGCAGCCACAATAAAACTAGAGTGGTACGATGCGTCAGCAACAACATACTTCGCACTAACTGGAGCATATAGTGTTGCAGCAAATGGCTATTTGATTATATCAGATTCCCCTATGTATTTTGATGCAGGCGATTTACTAACAGCTACAGCAGGTGCAGCAGATGACTTAACAGTTACAGCTTTCGTAGAAGAATATTCAACAGGATTTTAAATGGCAAAAGAATTAACAGAAAAACAAAATGCTTTCTTAAATGCTTTATTCGGTGACGCATTAGGTGATTATCGAATGGCAATGGACATTGCAGGATACGCTCCTTCAACTACAGTAAGAGATGTTACATCAGGACTACAGGAAGAGATCCTGCAAGGTTCAAGAGAGTATCTAGCAGCGAATGCTCCAAAGGCAGCGATTGCTATTACAGGCGTTATAGATGATCCAACAGAACTAGGAAATAGAGATAAACTAACAGCAGCAAAGGATGTGTTAGATAGAGTAGGTGTAGTTAAACAAGAAAGACTAGAAGTGAATACTCCTTCTGGTTTATTTATTTTACCTGCTAAAAAGGAAGATGATGATGGAGATTCAGTATAAAAGAAAACTAGGTTCAACAGTTCCATTTGGATGGGAACTTGTTGGAGAGTCTAAAGATTTATTAAGAAGTATCCCAGAGCAACAAGAATTATTAGAACAAGCGAAAGGATACACTAAAGGATCAAGTCTACGAGAAGTAGCGAAATGGTTATCAGCAAAGAGTGGGAGATCAATATCTCACGTAGCTCTTTACAAAATGTTGAAAAAAGATGAAAGCGAAAGAAATAGAAAAGCAGCTAACATCAGATGGCAGCGACTTAAAACCCAGGCAAGGGAAGAAACGCAGGAAGACCTCCAAGCGGAAGCGGAACTATACGAAAATAGTCAGGCCAAAGCTCAAGTCTCAAGCTAATATAATAGAAGCTGACGCATCTGAAAAAGATATTACAATACCTGAAGAGCATGAACAGAACGTGGTCTTCAAGCCTAATGATGGTCCACAGACAGACTTCTTAGCATCAAATGAAAAAGAAGTTCTATATGGTGGTGCAGCAGGTGGTGGTAAGTCATATGCCCTATTAGCAGATGTGTTGCGTTTTTGCAACCATCCACATCATAGTGGTTTGATACTGAGAAGAACCAATGATGAGCTAAGAGAGTTGGTATTGAAGAGTCAGGAATTATACCCACAAGTATTTCCTGGTGCTAAGTGGAGTGAACGAAAGTCATTATGGACATTTCCTTCTGGTGCACGTATTTGGATGACATATCTTGAACAAGACAAAGATGTGTTGAGGTATCAAGGACAGTCGTTTACTTGGATAGGTGTAGATGAGTTGACACAATATGCTTCACCTTATGCTTGGAACTATTTACGTTCTCGTCTTCGTACAGTAGATGCTGATCTACCAACGTATATGAGGGGAACAACAAACCCAGGTGGTCCAGGTCACTTATGGGTTAAGAAGATGTTTATTGATCCTTCGCCTTTTAACTCATCGTTTTGGGCAACGGATATAGAAAATAATGAGGTACTAAGATATCCAAAAGGTCATGCCTTAGAAGATAAGCCTCTATTTAAAAGGAGATTTATACCTGCTAAACTTACTGATAATCCCTATCTGTCTAGAACAGGTGAATACGAGGCAAACCTTTTATCTCTTCCAGAGGTACAGCGTAAGCAACTTTTGGAAGGATCTTGGGATATTGCAGAGGGTGCGGCATTTAGTGAGTTTAATAGGGATATCCATGTTGTTGAACCTTATGAGATACCCAGTTCTTGGAGAAAGTTTAGGACTTGTGATTATGGGTATTCTAGTTGGTCCGCATGTTTATGGGTAGCAGTAAGACCAGATAATAAATTGATTGTGTATAGAGAGTTATATACGAAGAAGAAAACAGCAGACGAATTAGCTGATATGATATTACAGATAGAGCATGAAGCTGATGAAAAGATTTGGTATGGTATATTAGATTCATCCTGTTGGCATCAAAGAGGTCAAACAGGACCTAGTATAGCAGAAGCAATGATCCTTAAAGGATGTAGATGGAGACCTTCAGATAGATCTAAAGGAAGTAGAGTAGCAGGGAAAAATGAATTGCATAGATTATTAAGAGTAGATGAAGAAAGTAAAGAATCAGGTATTGACTTTTTTAAGAATTGTATTAAACTTATATCTGAAATTCCACAGATACCTTTAAGTAAATCTAACCCTGAAGATGTAGACACTAAAGTAGATTACGACCATGGATATGATGCACTAAGATATGGCATCATGTCTAGACCAACTCCTAGAGGGTTGTACGACTTTTCCGAAACAAGTTGGAAAAAACCTTGGAAACCTGCTGACCAAGTATTTGGATATTAAACATGGATGAAGAACAAAAATTAGAAACCGAAATAGGTTTAGACATAGACGATACAGAACAGAATACATTATCAAGTTTTGTTTTAAGTAAATTTAATTCTGCTAGTGACTCTCGTTACTCACAAGAAGAAAGATGGATGACAGCGTATAGAAACTATAGAGGAGTCTATGGATCTGAAACACAATTTACTGAGCAAGAAAAAAGCCAAGTCTTTTTAAAGATTACTAAAACAAAAGTTACTGCAGCATATGGACAGATTATTGATGTACTATTTGCAGGCCAAAGATTTCCACTAGGCGTAGAGTCTACTCGTATACCTGAAGGTGTTGAAGAAGCTGTCAACTTTGATCCTAAGTTTCCTGAAAAACCTGAAGAAGAGGATACACCAAGTCTATTTCCACCTGGCTCAAAACAAGAAGAACTTGAGCTTGGTGCATTAGAAGAATTAAAAAAAGATTTAGAATTAAAAAGTGGACCAGGTCTTACACCTACATCTATAACATATTTCCCTGCAGATGAAGCAGCGAAAAGAATGGAAAAGAAAATATTAGATCAGTTAGAAGAGTCTTCTGCATCTAAACATCTACGTTCTGCTGCATTTGAAATGTCTCTATTTGGTACAGGTATATTAAAAGGACCTTTTGCTCAAGATAAAGAATATCCTAATTGGGAACAAGATGAAGAAGGTACTCCTAATTATACACCAACAATAAGAACTGTTCCAAAAATAGAGTTTGTTTCTTGTTGGGATTTCTATCCTGATCCTGCAGCAAACAATATGGATGAAACAGAATATGTGATTCAGCGACATAAATTAAACCATGCTGATATGAGGGCATTAAAAAATCGCCCTTTGTTTGATGAAGAGGCCATTGATGAATGCGTATTGATGGGCACTAACTATACCAGAAAATGGTGGGAGGATGATTTAGATGATTATGATTCGACAAATATTAACGTGGATCGCTACGAAGTGTACGAGTTTTGGGGAAATGTTGACAAGTCTTATGCCGAAGATGCAGGACTTGATATCCCTAACGAGTACGAAGATTCTGACATGGTACAAGTCAATGCTTGGGTTTGTAACGACAAAATCTTACGATTGGCGATTAATCCTTTTAATCCTATTAGGATTCCTTATTTTGCTGCTCCTTATGAGTTAAACCCTTACTCTTTCTTTGGAGTAGGACTAGCAGAAAATATGGTAGATACCCAACAATTAATGAATGGGTTTATGAGAATGGCAGTTGACAATGCTGTTCTGTCAGGCAATCTTATCTTTGAAATAGATGAGACTAACTTAGTACCAGGTCAAGATTTAGAAGTGTACCCTGGAAAGATATTTAGAAGACAAGGTGGAGCACCAGGTCAAGCATTATTTGCGACACAATATCCGAATGTGTCATCACAAAATCTAATGATGTTTGATAAAGCTAGAGTCTTGTCAGATGAGTCTACAGGTATACCTTCTTATTCCCACGGACAGACAGGTGTACAAGGAACTGGCAGAACAGCTGCAGGGATATCCATGTTAATGGGTGCTGCACAATTAGCAATAAAGTCTGTGGTGAAAAATATAGATGATTATTTATTACAACCTCTAGGGGAGTCTTTCTATAACTTCAATCAACAATTTGATTTTGATCCTGAAGTTCAAGGTGATATAGAAGTGAAAGCAAGGGGAACAGAAAGTTTGATGCGTAATGAAGTAAGAAGTCAAAGACTATTACAACTTATGCAAATTGGTTCTAATCCTGCACTAGCACCTTTTGTAAAGTTCCCAGTGATACTAAGAGAGATTGCACACTCATTTGATCTTGACGCTGAGAAATTTGTGAATGATGAGAGAGAAGCATTGCGACAGGCTAAGATATTACAAGAGTCTGGTATGATGCAAGCACCTCCTCCTCAAGCACCTGCAGGTGGTCCAACACCACCAGAAGGAGCAGGCACAGTTCCACCCACTAGTCCTGCAGGGACAGGCAATAGTCAGATAGGTCCAGGTGGAGCACCAGAACCAGGGATGCCAGGATTTGCAGGCAGACCACCAGGTGAAGGAGAGATTCAGTGAGTCCAGAAATAGCTAGGAAGTTACTAGCAGTTGTAAATAATAAAAGTAGTATTGATGCTTTATTTGAATACGCAGAGGAAAGAATAAAGCAACATGTCAAAAATCTTATTCGTGAAACAGATCACGCTAAGATGTTAGCCATTCAAGGAAGCATACAAGAGTTACAAAGATTTGCTACCTTGAGGGATGAAGTAAATCAGAAAGCGAAAGAGGCAAAAGATGGAACAACTACAAAGCAATAACTCTACTGCAGATCAAACAAGATCAGTACTGTCTAGAGCAAAATCTAATATAGGTCCTAGTACTAAAAAATTAGTAAATGAAACAGTAGAGATGATTACGAATCCTATACAAACTGCAAAAAGTATAGGTAGCTTAGCTGTAGGTTTAGTTGAAATGGCTATACCAGGTGAGCAAGGTAATGAAGATACTGTAAGAGCAGTTGGCAAACATTTTGCCGATAGGTATGGATCTGTAGAAAAAATAAAAGAAACATTTGCTACTGATCCTGCAGGTTTTGCAACAGAAGTTGTTGGTTTAATAAGTGGTGGTGCTTTTGCCGTAGGAAAAGGTATTACTAAAGCTACTGCAAAAAAAGCAGATGATGTTGCTGATGCTCAATTAGAAGCAGCTATGTTACAAAAAAGTAAAGAACCTGATCGTAGTGGTATGGGAGATTTAGGTGACAATATTCAACCTTCTGCATATGATGAAGCATTAGAGGTTAGTAGTAAAT